CACGGTGGACGGGTCATCGCCAGCTTCGCCAGAGCCAGCGTCGGAGCCCGCGTTTGGGTCGGCCCCGCCTTGGGCACCGGCCGCGATTTCGGCCCGGGCCCTCGCCGCCTCGGCGTCGGCGTTTGCCTCGCGTTCGGCGTTACGGTGCTCCTCCAGCTTGGCGTCGCGTTCGGCCTGCTCGGCCTCGGAAATCTCGGGGGTGAGTTCGGCACCGCCGGGCTTCACGTCCTTGCGAAGCCCCCACCCCTTCTTCTGGTAAAACGAAACCTCGCTGTTGTCCACGGTGCGCACGCCCTGCTTGTCCGGGTGGACTAGCTCCGTGGTCGTGCTTTCTTTGTTCGGGTTCATCGTCAAATCTCCGTTTTGGTTGTGGGATCCATCTGGTGAAAAGTGCCCACCCCCTTGCGGGGGTGGGAACCGGAGTTACGCGATCGGTTTCCCGTCGCTCGTCATGGCTGATTAGTCGCGGCACCGAACGGCGAGGTCCGGGTCGAGGGTCTTGTAACCCCACAGGACATCGAGGGCCACGTTGACCTTCGAGTTGTCGCCGTCGTAGTACACGCGGGACCGGATCGAAAGCCGCGAGGCCTCGTCCGTGATGCTGGACACCCGGGCACCGAGGGCCGAGGCCATGTCCGACAACGGCGCGGTCGCAAGACACGCGAAGTTCTCGTGGAACATGAGGTTCTCGCCGGTGGAGTCCGTGGTGGTGAGGGTCACGCTGTCGTTGTCGGCGGTCACGGCCTTGAGGGGCGGTGAGATACCGACGGACGCGAAGGCGTTACCCGCAGCCGTGGAGGTGGTGGTGGCCGCGTACTTGCGCCCACCGATCAGGAGCACGTCGCCGGGAACGATCGTACCGGCGACACCGGCATCGGCCGCGTCGAGGGCAACCGTGGTATCACCGACGGCACCGGTGCCGACGATTTCGAGCGCGGTGTCGTCCGCCGTACCGGAGGTGTGCGTGAGCACGTTCTGGTTGGCAAACAGGTTCATGCCGTAGCGCTGACCCATCGCACCACGCATCTGCGTGGCCGCACCGGTCTGCCCGGCACCCTGCCACTGTGCGAAGGCCGCGTTGGCGAGGAAGCCCGCCTCGAGCGTGCCGTTGCACATGTAGTGCAGCTTGTTGGGGTCGCCCAAGGGAACCTTGTTGTCGAACATCGTGGCGCGGGGCGTCACGATGTCGCCCACGACCGAGCCGGGGGAGGCGTTGAGGCTGTGGGAGTGAGGAACATCGGCGTACAGGCCGCAAAGCGTGGCGTCGATGTTGTCGGCGAGGGCATAGGCCGCAGGGCGGATATGGTCCTCGATGATGCGGTCCTCGGAGATCGTCAGTTCCTTGTCCGTCAGGGCGAACTTAACTTCCTTCCACTGATCGAGGGTCACGTTGACCGTTTCGGTGGCGACGTTCTGCGCGGTGCTGGGCGCGTCCTGCGCGGTGAAGGTGGAGGGCCGACGGATGCTGATAACATCCGACTTCCCGAAGGCCCGACGCTCCGCGTCGTAGCCACGGTGAATCCGCCCCGCCATGCCGAGGGCATTCTCCAACTGGATGAGTGCCTCCTGCGCGTAGAAGATTGGATTGTATACGCCTAGTGTGTTTGCCATTGCAAGCTGTCCTTAGCTTAGGGGTTGGCGTCGTTGCCTTCCCGGTTTCGGTAGCGGACGGCTTACAAAGGCCGACCCGCCGGGTTTGATACTACCCGGGGGCACTTACACGGTGCCCACAGGAACGGGATCTTCAATACGGAACTCGAGCCCCTCCTTCGCCGCCCGTGCCTTCTCGGCGCGGTAGATGGAGGTGTCCCTGCCCTGCTCGGCGGTCAGCACAATCGCGCCGCCCTTGTTGGTGTTGGTGTTGCCGGAGTTGTTGTTGGTGCCGCCGCCGTTAACGTCGGTGGCCTTGAACGCCATACCGTAGCGTTCGTTTTCCTTGAGTTCGCCCACGAGTTCGCCGATGCTCATCAGCGTGGACGTGCCGCCCTTCGGCGACAGACGGGCGAGCCCGGTTTCGTCCATAACCTCGACTTGGAAGGTGCCGTCGTCGGCCTCCTTGAGTTTGACCTTGCCCTCGATGATCGGGGTAAGAAGCTCAACACTGCCGCCCGCCTCGGTGATGGCCGCAACCGCTGCGGACTTAATCATCGAGGCGGAAAGCTGCTTGGTCAGGTTGCTAATCTTGGCCGTATGCTCGGTGCTGGTGGCCTCGTGCTGGTCGGTAAGCTGCTTGCGGGCGGTGTCGAACCGTTCCTGAAGCTGCGCCTCCTTAACCTCGAGTGCCTTCTGCTGCTTGTCCGTGATCTCGCCGTCGCCGATTTCCTCGACCCTTGCGATCGCCGCACGCGCCGCATCCGCATCGAGTCCGTCGTACTTCTTGAACGCGGCCTGCTGGTCCGTGACTTTCTTCCGTTCTGCCTGCAGCGAGGTTTTCAGGCCCGATACATCCTCCAAAGAGAAACCGCTTACCGGCGTTACGTCGAGGTAGAACTTCCCGTCCTTCTCGGTGTATTCCGCAGCGATTGCCTCCGCGAGGCCGTCCACCGTGTCCAAGATTGCTTTGAGAGCCATAGTTCCCGAGTCCTTTCGGCATCCCGCCGATTATGAGGTGTGAAGGCGTCCCGCCTTCGGTGGGTGTGGAAGCGTCCCGCTTCCGGTAGAGGTGAAGGCATCCCGCCTTCGTGTACGCCCGTGGGATGGGCATAACATATTCTTACATCTTTATCTATCGAGCGTCAAGCCCTCATTCCTTGCAATTTGGTTTAAAGTGAGGGGGCGGTTATCCGCGCCGACGAACTTCTCGATCTTCACGCGGCCGGACCGGAACCACCGGGCCTTCGTTTTCCCGAGCGCGTCATCGACGATATGCCGGGTCGCCGGGTTGGAATCCATCTGCCGGAGCCACTGCGGATAGTTCACCGTGGCGGGCACCTGACCGTTCATTGAGGCCCGTGTGGTGGGTTTCACGTTGCCGCCGGGGATCCCAAGCTCCTTCAGCGATGCCGTCACGGGCATGTCAACCGACCGGCAGTTGATATGTAAAGGCGGCAGGGGCCCGGAGTTAAGGGGGTAGGTCTTGCCGTCCTGCGAGGCACAAATCACCGTTGTGCGGGCGTCCAGCGTGGCGAGGAACCGCCACTTCTTCACGATGTCGCCCGCCTCCTTGTACGTCGCCTGCCGGGCCTGCGTCACGGTGTGGTTCACGGTCGTGCGGACGAGGGCCTCGACCTGATGCCGGGCCTTGGAGATCAGGCCGTCCGCGTATGCCGTCGATCGGGACCCACGGATTGCCCGGGTCATGTCCGGGATCGACCGCCCCTCCACCAGACCGGTCCGCACCTGCCGCATGATATCGTTCTGCAGATTGTCCCCGAGCCCCTGAAACCACTTGGGCACGAACTCGCCCCGCACCGGCGTGTTCCGCACGATCGCCCGGATAATCTGCTGGCTTGGCTCGTTGAAGGTAATTTTCAGCGCCGCCGTGGTCGGTGCCTGTGCCACCACGATGGGCACCGCGCCGGGCCCCGCCTGTGTGGTCCCCGTCAGCCCCGGGTGCCCGCGTTCGTGCAGCAGGGCCCGCACCTCATACGGCACGGCCTCGGTTAGCGCGTCGGCCGCGAAGTGTGACTCAAAGAGCCCAAGCTGCATCATGGAGGTGGCCGACCGCCGCGCCATCTCCTTGGTGCCCGCGTTAATCGTCTTACGAATAATCTTCTGCGTCCGACGCAGCCGCACCAGCGTGGATGGGGATCGGCCCGCCACGATCCGGTTAAGCTCCGCCGCGATACGGGCCTCAAGCTCCGGCACAAGTTCGCCGTTGAAGTACGCGAGCATCTTGCGCACCTCGGTTGTCTTGAGGCGCTCGATGTAGAGCGCGTGCCGAATCATCCGGTCTTGGAGGTACCCGTTCGCGGTGCCCGGGTGCGGTAGGCGTCGTGGGTCCTTACGTGGCATCGGCCACCCGTGCGCGTTGCTTTTCTAGTTCGTACATGATCCGGGCCTTTGCGATCTCGAAGTACTCCGGGTTGAGTTCGATGCCGACGAACCGACGCCCCTCACGCACCGCGCCCTTGCCCGTGCTGCCGGACCCCATGAAGGGGTCGAGCACGAGGCCGTTGTCCGGCGTGATGAGGCGGACACACCACGCCATGAGTTCGGTCGGCTTAACGGTGGGGTGCACGTTGCGCCGCATCACCGGCTTGCCGTCGGCGGTGAGTGATCCGTCGTGGGATCCCTCCATCGCACCGGCCGGGCGTAGCTCGAGGTGGTCGAGCCCCTCGTCGCGGTCGCCCTTGCTGGCCTTGGCACAGTAGAAGAACCGCGAGGCGTTCCCGCTGTCGTCGTACCCCTCCTCGCCGGTCGTGCGGTCGGGGTTGTCGTGGGAGGGCCGTGCGTTCTCGCCGCCGTGTTTGAGAACGCCGTTTTTCCTCGTT